TGATTTTTGGATAGGTAGTATATGGTACGTGCTTTATCCATAACCCAAACGCTTCACGTGTATCGAAAGGCGGTTCGTATGCCATACTGTCGGAGTAAGCCCCTACTTCCCCAACAGCAATCAAAAACGGTTTGTAAATAGCCATACTATTCCTCCTCTATATCAGTAGTGGTTTGCTGAACTTGCACTGCCGCTGTTTGGTTTTCCAAATTCGCCGCAAACTCCTTATCTTTACGAATACGCTCTATCTCAGCAGCCTTGTCATTCACAAAGCGATTGACACCAACTGCACTCTCTATAGACATAGCCCCTGCGCCCATAAGTGCTGCTATCTCGTCAGCATTGTCGTCTATGTTACCTATGAATGGGTCTTGGTAGTCAAACTTAATTTTAAGCCGTTGTAACTTATCACGCATAACAGAATCGTTAAGGTATGTGTAGTTACACATTATGGCTACGATAAGATTGATTTCCCTGCGGATAAGCGGATTATAATCAATAGAGCGAATACCACGCTTGATATATCCGGGCAAACTCATACGGCGCATTGCCTCGCCCGACAACGTACCTAATCCCATAATGCTTTTGTATGATAGGTCGGGTGTC